CAATTGTTGATGAGGTTAATCAGAAAGGAAGTGCAGAGGGAATGTACATAGATTATATACATTGACCCTGCCGCACCGACAATGAAGATTGTACACCTCAGATGTTATTATTGCAAGTATTATTATTACTTATCTTTAGATTTCTTTTTACGTTTAGCTACAAGACCACCTTTAGCCCATCCGTAGCCGCCATCACTACGTCCAGAACCCCCAGAGATAGTAGATGCTGTGTTAGTGCCTGTAGAAGATGCTGCACCATATGTAATAGTAGTTCCACCTGTAGTAGAAGCAGTATAACCACCACTACTACTATTCTGCCATCCACCACCTACGTTTGTAGTACGGTTTGTCTTAGCAGCACGAGCAGCAGCGGCAGCACGAGCAGCAGCTTCCTTCTCTGCTTTAAGTTGTGCAGCACGAGCAGCAGCCTTGCGGTTCTGTTCAGCAATACGAGCTGCTTCTGCTTGTCTATCTGCTTCTCGCTTAGCATCTTCTTTAATCTGCCTAGCTTGAGTAGGTGGTATCATTCCCTTAGCTAATAGCTCATCTACAGATTTAACATCGCCTTTCGCTGCCAATCTAGCAGCTTTCTTAGCAGCTTCCTGCCCTTCTTGTACATCTGTAATTAGCTGCTGCTGCTTCTGTTTTATAGATGCATCACGCTCGGTGTTGTACTTCTGCTCTTCCGCATCATCCATAGTAAGTTTATCCCACCATGAAAGTTCTTTCGGTACGTCCACCATACCCTTACCAAGCTTTTCACCTAGCACACCCGCTTTACCATCAGGGCTATTCATTAAACCAAGTGCAGCTCGCATAATCTGTGCTTTTTGTTCTTCTGCAGACCACCCTTCTACTTCAGCAACAGCACCTATCTTAGATTGCAACTCGTCCATCATAGTTTTCATGTCATTACGAGTTACTTTAGTACCACTAGAAGTGCTCTGCAGCATAGTTAGCATATCGTTAGCACCACTATCATCTAAGCCATATGTATCCTTAATATGGTTGTAGGCTTTCTTCTGTGCTTCTGAGTAGGTAGGTTCACTTTCCTCTCCGAAGATTTTACGTAGAATGCCACCCGGCATTAGCAAAGATCCTACTTCCTTAATGCCCCTACCCAATTCATCCCACATCAACTCTTTACTAAGTTTTTCTAACTCAGGATCACCTAGTGCATCTGCCATCATACCTAATCGGCTAGACTCACTTGTGTATTGAATAGGTTGTTCTGAGTCACCACCACCACTACTAGTGTCTTGTACAGTGGCAGTACCTGCACTTGCACTACCTACTTTAACATCTTCCGACTCACCATCCTTGATGTTCTCAGCTTCCCTGTTAATATCCTTAGAGCGGCTTACCTCTTCATAGCCTTCGGGTATTTCTATCTGCGGCTCTCCATTAATAAATGGAACATACATAACGCTACCTTCAGCGTTAATGTATTTCTTCATTGCATATGAGGGAGCACCACCACCTACGGTAGGTACTACATCACCAGTAGGAGAGGGGGCTTGTGCAGCAGGAAGCTCACCACCTCCATAGATAGCCTCACCTTCTTTAGGCATTACAGAGTGCTTAGGCGGTTTAAACAAACGTTCAGACTGAGCTAGGTATGCAGGAGGTTTCTTGCCCAAATACTCAGGTGCAACAAATCCACCAACAGCCATTTCTAGTGGTTCTTTAGCTACATCTTCGGACATATCTTCTTCAGACGAATCTTCTACAGGCTCACCACCAATCTGCCCCTCTTCGTCCATAGCAGCCAATCCAGCTTTAGCTGCATCACGCATCTGCATGAGCTTATCTAAGCCAATGTATCGCACTACATCAGCAGGTAATACAAATTCCCCTTCACTAAGCATAGCAGGTACATCATCTCTGACTTCTTCGGGGAATGCACCTACAGGTACTTCATTGCCGCTTACAGGATCTTTTTCTTCAGTCTTCATACTGAGTTAGCCTCATCTCTCATATACTTTAGCTTACGTAGAGCAGCGATAGCCCCCTGTGCACGATGCATTTTAGTAGGATCGTCACTCTGCTCTAATGTCAACCTATGCTCATCAATGTGGCACTCAAGGTAATCCAAGAGTGCATCCCATTGACGTTTGTTATTGCATAGGGGTTTGAGGCGGCTGACCGCCTGCTGGCGCTTGCTCTTGTCCACTCTGCTCATTCCCTGTAAAGCCTTGTTCACCCGGAGTTGGTGCTGTACCCATGCCTATCTGACCGCCACCGCCACCAGAGGTATCCTGTACGCCACCCATTGCACCTGCTTGCTGTGGATCAAGTGTCTGTTCTTGTTTGAACAATTCAGCCTGACGTGCAGCTTCTTCAATGCTGTTGGTAACTTTTTCAGGATCAAGATCCATACTCTTCGCAATCTCACGAATGATGTATGGGAACTTAGCAAATGGTGCAAGTGCTGGGTTAGATGCAACTTGCAAGAACTGCATAAGACGCTGACTACGAACTTCATTAGCCATTAACGATTCAGTACCACGTGCTTTAACTTCTAAGTCACCTTTAATGCGTGGATCAAAATCAAACTGCATGTTGAATGCAAACATTGCTTCGCCTAGAGGACGCAACAAGTAGTCATCTACATTCTTAATTACGGATTTGATTGATCCCTGAGCAGCTCCCATAAGCATACTGATGCCACTAGCAGTACGACCAACGCCACTGACTCCAGTTTGTCCATGTGCAAATGAAGGGAATCCTGTAGATTCATCTGCTAATACCCTAGCCTTATCAAACAACTGTAGGTTTTCTGCAGCTACGTTAGGGAACTTAGTACCAAAGATAGCTTGCCCCGGAGCACCACCCTGTCTACGGAACACCTTACCCGGATATACAGATAAGTCTTGTCCGGGAACTAGGTTTGTTTCATCCACTTCAATGAGTAGGTTTCCTGACAACACAGCATTGTCTACAGCCATACGCATAAAGCCGTTCATCAACGTCTGCGTATCGTCCATATTTTCAGCAATACCTACGCCAAAGAAGCCGTAAGGGTTCAATTCATATGGTACAGCGTAGTATGGAATGCGAGAAGGTTTGAATGGGTTTAGTACTACACGTAGTACACGACCATTGCAAATCCAAATGTTAGCGTTCAATTCACCAAAGTCTTCAAGATCCTCTGGAATATCTACGCCTGCATCTTCTAGCATTTCAGTTTCAATAGCACCCCAGTACTCCAACACCTCAAAGCGATCAACGCCATAGCTAGTATCATAGTCTGCTAAATCATCTTCCCAGTACTTTTTGTCGTACTGCTCGCCCTGTTCTACTATTTCATCAATTACATCGCCACGGAAGAATGGACGTTTCTTAAGTGCACGAATCTGTGAACGAGACATCTTATGACGCTCAATCACATACTGCGCTTCATCCATGTTAGTAGCATCTGGATCAGGGTAGAAGTTCCAACAAGATACATGAGATACAGTAGGAACTGTCTTTATTGTAGGTTCATACTCCCCTTCATCATTCCAGTTAGGGTATTCTTTATCGACAGCAAATGGGCCTTTCATAATACCCGTGCCAAATAGAGCACATTCAAAAGAGACGCTACGTAATTTCTTACTAGCACTACTCTCTTCTAGCTGGTCGATAATCTTCTTCTCCATCATCTTCGCTGCAACCATTGCAGGAGAGAAGTTCATTGCTGATGGAGTTACACCATTACCTTCTTCCAAACCTTCTATATCACGTAGCTCATCTGCTAATGGTCCTAGCAACTCAGCTACTGGTACACCAAAGACAGTTTCTGCCATATCCTGAGATGCACTCTCTTCTCCTTCAGCCTTTGGCTTTTTAGGATCGAAGTGTACATTCTCGGCTACACCTTCAGGCAGAGTAGTTGGTTCAATTGATACAGGGAAACGGTTGTTAGCAAAGAGTACATCAACAATCTGCCCGTATGCTGCTAGTGTTTTAGTCTTAGTGACTTTAATAAACACCCTACTCTTTTCAGCTTCTGTGAACTGAACATCACTACCATAAATACCACGATAGTTACGGTAGGCTTTAAGCCAACGTTCTTCGTCTGTAGTACGGCTATCCTCTGCACGTTTGTATTTCTCTTCTACAAAACGCAGAAGCTCAAATGCAGCAGGATCTTCGTCATAGTAACTGTCAACATCTTCTAGTGACAAAGCACCGTCTTCAATTATGAGATCGTCTTCTTCCATTATATTTTCCTATTAATAGCCAAAGGTAGGATCAGCGATACGCTGGCGGCTGTTAAGTGTTGAAGACGTAGGATCGTAGTCCCACGATGTAAAGCGAGGTCGTGACATAATACCGTATCGCAATGCATCGTACAAGTGGTCTTCTGCTTTAGTGTCAATATCTTCTGGATTCTTTTTATCCAGCGGTATTATTGGCAGTTGTGCAATTAGGTTTGTACAGTTATCAAATATAACCATACGAGGATTGCCTGTAAATTCATCGTCTTGCAAACGTCTGTGTATTTCGTTCTTACCTGCAACACGAGAGCCAGCACTACGATCTGATGGACGCCAACGGCATCCACGCATAATCATCTGTTCTGCCAAACTTGGGCCAGTATCTCCACGCTTGTGCCATAGAGAGCTGTCCAATACACCGTACCGAATGTTACCATCATTCTGCTCCAATTCCAGAATCATGTCAGCTAAGTCTGTAGCCAGCACCTTAGTGACATACAGTTCTCTATACACAATCAATTGTTCATCTGGTGCAACGGCAAACCATATAACACCAGTCCAACTACCATAACCATAGTCACAAGCTCTAAACTTAACCCAGTTATGCGGTATATCGAATGGCTCTACCACATGCTTGCTTCTATCAAATTCTGTGAAGGCTGCACCTTCTGCAATATCCCAACTACCCTCAAGTAGCTGCTTACGCTGCATCTCTGGTAGTGATAGGAGCATTGCTTCATAGTCACCCGCTTCTGCAAGGTGAGGGTTATCGTTCAAGAATGCAGGTATAAACCTACGCTTAAACAGCGGCTCCCCTTCTCGCTTATGCCCTTTAGGGAATGTAAGGGTCTTACCTGTATCTATATCTGTAGCGTCAAATGCTTGCCCTGCTTTAGCAGGATCAATGAACATCTTCTTAACCCAAGCATGTCCGGGACCACCGGGGTTAGTGGTTGCTCGCATATATACGGGTAGATCAGTAGCTGTACTACGTAGACGAGAGCGCATATAGTTCCATGCGAATGGAGTGTGCCACTGTGTTAATTCGTCAAACCCAATCCAACTAAATGCCTGACCCTGATAGCGCAACACATCGTCATCTCTGTCAAGGTAGGAGAACCACAAACGTGCGCCACTAGGCGCAGTCCATTGCATCTTCCTCTCTGACCATTTAATACCCGGCCAGATTTTCGGGTAGAGTTCCTGACTCTTCCATACAAGTTCCCTCAACTCCTCATTCGTATGACGAAGGAGAAGGCCAGAGAAAGCGGGATGACCCATAAAACGTATAGGATCTGCAAGCATCGCATATGACTTACCGCCACCCGCAGCACCACCGTATAGTACTTCACGTTCACCTGCTGCTAGAAAGTCTGATTGAGGGCCAGCATTAGGCTTGAATATAACATTCAATTCCTCTACAGGTGTATTGTTACCAACTGTAGTGGTGCCCTCTACTTCAAGTATCGCTGGTTGTTTCTTTGCAGGTTGCTTTTGCCCCGACCCTTTGGGTTTCGTACTCTTCCGCTTTCTTGATTGCTTTCGCAAGTTTTTCGGCCCAGATACGGATAGCTGCAGCTCTGCGCTTGTAGGAGATTTCACTCTCAATCCTCTTTTTCAATCCCATGTGGGAGATACGTCTGCCTGTATGTGCAGACAACCAATTAGCCACCTCCCGATAACTGTACTGCTTTAAATGAACCTTGGCCTTCTCTAGTGCCTTCAGTTCCATAGGGATTGGTTGCAGTACATCAGGGTCGTTTTCATCCACCTTATATCCAAAAGGTACAACCCTAGCTAGCCTTGGAATAGAAAGATATATGTCTTCTTCTATATCAGGCTGCGGTAAAATCCATTTACCTATATCTCTACTCATTCAGCATTTTTAGGTGGAAGCAACATAACCCCACCACTACTCTCTACTTGTACTTTATCAGTTTTAACAAGTCCAACCCTGTCCATAATTTCTTTGGCAGCGTTCATCTTCTCTTTAATACCCAACTCTGTTGGATCATTAATTGCACCCACCATAGCCATAGCTGCTCGTGGAGCATTACGAGCTAAGTACATAGAGGATGCTTCAAGAATCTCTTCTTTAAGTGAAGCCACAACTTCTGTAGTTGAGTAGGAGGATGCATACCCTGCCAACTCTTTAGCCCGTACAGGATTACCTGCTGCCTCTTCAAATAGAACAGCAAGGAACGTCTTTTGCTTATCTGTTAACTCTCTTGCCATTACCCTATCCTACTGGAATGAATACTTCTTCTACTGTACACATTGCATCAATGTGCGGAGTGGTGTTGCCGCTAGGTGTTACAGTCATATAATCACCCGGCTCAAACACTATGATGCCATCACTAAACTGTACAAACTCACCGCTAATCATATTCTTACCACCAACGATATGAACATGTTTAGTGCCATTCTCTCTATACCAATTAACATCTACAGTAGTGTTACCGTTAGCGTTAGAAAAGAATAGCAGCGACATCATAGCACGACAATTTGCAGGGCAAGTGTACAACACCTCCTCCTGATCTGCTGTCTGTGCAGAAACACTGTACGTTATAATACGTGTAGGTTTTTTAAATGCCACTGCCTACTCCTTACTTACTCTTACGTGAAGCAGGTACAGAAGCACCACAGTTGGAGTATTTCTTCTTAACCATGCCACCTTTTGCCATACCAGTAGGTTCAGAGCGTTTAGAAATGTTTTTCTTGCTCATACCACCCGATGGCTTCTGTGGTGGAATTTTATTATTCTTTTTATCCTGCTCCATCATAATACGAATAATACGAAGGTTCTTTGGGGTAACTTCCATACCACGCTTACGTAGCTGCGTAAGTTCTGCTTTTGTTGCCATTGGCTCCGCCATGTTACTTCTCCGATGGTAGCTTAATTGTACGACCTGCATAAATCTTGTCAGCATCCTTGATGCCTTCATTAAGATTCATAATTGTTTTTACAGAAGTGCCATACTTCTTAGCCAATGCACTCAGAGTATCACCCTTCTTAATCTTGTAAGATTTAGTCTTAGGTGCTCCTGACATGTCAGATGTTACACGAGATGCTGTAGCACGTTTGGTGTCAGCTTTAGCCTTCTTAGCCTTAACAGCCTTAGCACCTTCAGCAATATTCTTAGCATCACGCTGGCGTTCTTTCAATGACTTACCCGTAGTCTTAGCAGGAGTGGTGCGCTTCTTCGGTGAAGACTTACGCTCCTCTACTCGCTTACTCATTTCGTCATTCTTCTTACGCTCATTAGCTACCTTCTGAGCAGCAGCACCAGCAGCTACAACACTAGCACCTGCAGCAGCAGCTTTACCTGCTTTCTTAGCATCACTCTTAACTTTCTGCTCTGCCATTTTGTTGTAGCGTTCTTCAGTCTTCTTACTTACAGAACGTACCTTACCAGTCTTCTTATCACGAGTGTATTTAGTGTGACTACGGTTCTCCTTAAGAGTACCCTTCTTCTTTGTCGCAGCCTTAGCTGCTTTTGCTACAAGACGACCAATTGCCATTGTCTATTCCTACCATTTAACCTTATCTGCCCAGTAAGCTGCACTCAACTTACCCTTCTTAATGTTCTTTGCATGTCTAGCTTTAAACGATGCACGCTTCTTCTTCATCTTGTCAGATTCACCAGCCTTCGGAGCACCAGCAGTCTTAGCCCCCTGCTCACCAAACCGAATCATCTTAATCGTGTCACCTTCCTTAGCCAATACAACATGACTCTTAGTAGGATGGGAGGGTGTACGCTTAGGCTTATTGTACCCAGCAAACTTCTCACCACGATACTCAATTGCCATTCTTGTTCCACCCCTCTGCCAACATAGCAGCTTCAACATCTTCCAATGAAAATTCCACACCAGTGTGTCCGTACAAAGCTGCTCGTACATAATAAACATCACTGTGTGGAATGTGTATAGTGTCTAACGGAATGCCTTCTTGCAAACACAAGTAGACTTGTTCTAGTACAGAAGTGGACATAGGTATAGTTAATTCTTAGAGAATGTCAATAGGGAAGTACAAATAATTTGTACAAATAGTACAGATAGAACTGTGCTTAGAAGTGGGGCATTGATAATGTACATTTATAATGCCTTCTATTTCAATGCTTATTCCTTTTTAGTGTTAAGGCACTTAAGTGTTTTTTCTTTTTAATGAAGAAGACACTTCAATGTAGCATTGTTAATGCAAGTTATACCAGATTTCAAAACAGTGTCAAGCATTATTTTCATAATTACCCGTATATTTTCTCATGTTACCCCCACCCCTTATGAATTATGGTCCAGTACCCCACCCTAACTTTCACACAAAAAAGTGTTGACATGCTTGTATACATACAAAAGGGGGTAGTTGAAAATCCTGATCTGTTGCAGAGTCCATATACAATATACGCTATAGGGGGGTGTGGCCCTCGCAACCCCTGTATAAATAGCCAGTTGTCCATATAAATCAAGCACTTACGTGACATTCCTCATCTATCACTTTAAGCATCAACGCTAAGTCACTGTTTTTGTTAGCATTTTTTATGGTATTGATGATGTTATATCATTGCTATATGCAAAAAAGCTATATTCATAGGCCATTTCAGCATAAGAGATCGGGATGCTTGGCGATGCATACTATCGCCCCCATAAACAATGGATCACTTAAACTGTTTAACACTACAACAATTGTGCATTGCAATTGTTTCAATTCAATATTGTTT